CAGACATTTAACCACTATCCCTGTGGGTTGCGGAACTCAGTCAAGGCCGGAGTAGAATGCGTACTGGGTCGGAGTACCAGCGTTGCAATGCTTCTCAAGCCTTGTCATGTAAGCCCGCTCCGGCGTGAAACACAGATCATGAACACGCCCCCCCCGAAGTCCCACTTGCTCGATTTCACGTTCGATGGCTATTTGGTCTTCAATCGTGACATGGAACAAGGATTCGAAGGATGCTCTAGCACAAGCCGGAGGTCGGCGAACAACAACACGTGTTGGAACCGTGTGATAGCCATCGCTCTCAAACCTCGGCTTGGATGTACAGGTGTCGGCGAGCACACCCTCAGCTACTTTCCAGAATATAGGACACTGTCCGAGCTCCGCGGCCAGCGACATGCCCGCTGCCCGCAGTAATTCGTCCAGGACTCTCTGGTGGCTGAAGCGGAACTGGGACATGGTAAAACCAAACTTCACCAGCTTCTCGCGTGGGTCTCTCATCATCACTCGACGCCCGTCCACATCCACAAAGTACATAGAACAAAACCCAGCACAAGACAAGTCGTCGGACACCAATAACTCGACAACTGCACCGCACTGGAGGCATTCTTGAGGGGTGGGTACATGGCCGTCAATAACATACAGGCCATCATCCCCCTCCACCACCGCGTCCATAACTCGCCCGCCAAAATAGCGAATAATGAACTTCATCAAAACGTAGTTAGTAATGCCATTACCTAACGACGTGCAAGTATCACCCGACATGCGGCAGGCGGGGATACGCATCCGCCAATACTTCATGTTCAGTACTTGCTCGGCAGTGGCCGCAAGTTCATGAATCGCTAAGAACTCGCGGGCTTCAGGTACGAATTGCAACATATATCGATAAAAAGGCAATTCAACGGCGCGCATCATTTTGGCATTCATGTGCAGCTCGAAGGAAGAGAAGTCCGAGCTGAGATATTTGTAATTGCCATGATGGGCAAGCCGGTCGACAAAGTCAGCGCGCTGGTCAACAGGAACATGCTTGATG